TCCAACTTGTTCAAGAAGTTCGTGAACGCATTGAACAACTCGATCTGAATGTTCGACACAAGTGTCTGCATTTGAGCCGTTGCCGCTTCAAGAGCAGACTTCAGATCGCCTACAACTTTCTCTTGTTTCTTTGCTTCGTCAGCCGCCGCCGCTATCGCTCTCTTGAACAACTGGTCAACGAGCGCACGCTGTTTCTCAAACTCACCCTCTGCGCCAGCGATATCAGCACCGAACACAACATCAGCCGCGATGCTCGCCGTCTCCGCTCCGAGTCGTGATATCTCGCCACGCATCGACAAGAACTGTTGAAGTTCACCGCCGCCGAGTTTCAACAACTGTGAACCGAGTTTTGCCCCACCGATCAAACCAGCGTTGACGACCTCAGCGATAACGTCAGGCGGGAACCCCTTGTCACGAAGAGCAACAATGTTGTCACGGAACTGGCGTGCCTGACCCAACAGTCGTTGCGTCTGCGCCATGACGTTAGCGTCAGCCGACAGTTGCGGCTTGAACATATCTGCGACGGAAGTCTGATACTGCGACTGCTGGTTCTTCAGGTTTTCGAGATTTGACTGTGCATCACGCAAACGAGGCATCGCGTCTTCGAGGCTGTCAAGCGCAAGTTCGAGAGGCGTTTTCTTGACAGCGATCTTGAACTGACCGCCAGTGACACCGAACTCTTTGCGGAAGTCTGCGTAGTCGTCTTTGAGATCAGCGACAACTTGCTTGCGTCGATCGAGTTCGTCTTGGGCATCAGCGAGAGCCTGTGTCGCTTCAGCCAGTTCTTCAGCCGCTGATGCCGCCGCCTTGAACTTCTCACCGATCGCCGCAATCTGAGGTGCAGTGTCAGCAGTAATCATGCCGAGCGAATCCATCTGCTCAACAATGTTCTCGAAGATGTCAGCGATCTCATCAGGCGACGCACCAAACAGATCATTTCTGAAGTTTTGACTGACAAGCGAGTTGCCGAGATTAGCGACAGCAACTGAGAGAGCATCGACTTGACGTTGTGCCTCTTCAGCCGATTTTGCAACTTCGTCGATTGCGCTAGAAGCACCCCCACCACCACCACCACCGCCGGTCTCTGAGAGAGCCGCTTGCAACGCCTCTTTCATTCTCATCAGTTGACCGATCGGACCGTATTCAAGTCCACCCTCGCCACCAAGCAGATCAGCACCCATCGCTTCTGCTTGGAACTTGATGAGTTCGTCAATGACACGAATCACTGCGTCGCCGCCGTATGTCTTCAACTCGACTCCGACTGCGGCAGTGAACCCGTCGATGCCAGCCATGCTGTTCGCCAAGATTTCGACTTGCTGATATGTGAACCCAATTGCGTCAGCACCAGCCATGAAACCGCTGACAAGTTCTTCGAGGCTGTAGACCGTTGTGTGACCGCTTGACGCAAGACGGTTGTTTGCGTCTGCCGCAAGATTCGCCATGTATGTGTAGTAGCGAGTCGAATACAGAGCGGCATCGGCTTTGTCTGCGATTGCGTCAAGCACTTCTGTCGCAGGCACACCCTCTTCAACCATCGCAAGCATCGAGTTCACAGTGTCGCCACCGAGCAGATCAGCGAAGTCACGGTAAATATCACCGCTGTCGATGAGTGCCTGTGCGTCGGCTTCTAGTTTCGTCTTGTTGTCGTCGAAAGCGTTGCCGGTATCACGAAGAGCCTCAATGACTTTCCGGAAGTCTTCTGCCAACGCCACTTGCTCAGTGCTGTGATCTGTTTCAGCGTCGAGAGCAGTCCGAATCGAATCCGCAAGATTCTCGTATCCTGCGGGCAGAAGGTCTAACTGCTTCCGAATGTCGTCGGGGTTCATCATCAAGAACGCACCGACAAGATTGTCTAGTTCGCCACTGCCGTCTTCTAACAGCGGTATCAAGTCCTCCATGCTGACACCGAGACCGTTGAACAGATCAAGCACACCTTCAGCACTCAACGCACCCTGCAACGTTGCTGTCCCGATCATGTCAGGAATGGCCTCTGCGCCGCCTTCAGCCTCTTGACGCACACGCTTGATCTCGTCAGCAAGATCAGAAAGGCGATCAGTCAAAATTGCGGCAGGGTCGCCCGCTTTCTTGAACTCTTCAGTCAACGCCTCTTGACGAGAACGAGCCTCTTGCGCTTGACGGTAATGCTCGCCCATGATGATGCCGAGACCAGTGAACGCCGCCGTCAAACCAAGCACCCAAGGATTCGCATTTTTTAGGGCGACAAGAGCCTTCGAGATCATTCCGATGCCAAGAGCAACGGGGCCAGCGATAGCGGCGACACCCATCAGCGAAACGACCATCTGCTTACTGCCGTCCGACATGCCGGAGAACGCATTTGTCAAGCCTTCAAGCGCACCTCGAACCAATCCCACAGCATCAGTGACCATCGGCATCAACTCTTGCCCGAGAGTCAACATCGACTCTTTGACTTCAGCCATCGCCTGCGAGAACTGGAACGATGCCGTGTCCGACATCACAGAGAACGCTTCATCCACCGTGCCGGTAACGTCAGCCATGTTCGCAAAGATTTGTTCTGTCGTGGCGACGTTCGCACCCATCAAGTCGAGCACACCGGACAATGCACGAATGTTGCCGAACACTGAAGCCGCCGCCGCCTCATTGTCACCGAACTTGTCAGCGAGCGTCTGAAGAGTAGACAACAACCCTTCCTCTTGAATCTGCTGACGCAAACCCTCTGAAGAAAGACCCATTCCAGTGAGAGCCTCTTCAGCCTGTTTCGTGGGTCGCAACAGCGACGACAAGATGCCACGAATCTGAGTAGCCGCTTCAGCGGCGTTCGTACCAGTACGAGACAAAGCGGCAAACGCCGCACCGACCTCGTTGAATGACACACCCATCGCAGACGACAAAGGCAACACACGACCCATCGAGCCTGCGAGTTCAGATGCCTCCAACTTGCCTTCACGCACAGCGGCAGTCATCACATCTGTCGCTTGTGTTGCTGACAGCACATCAGAGCCGTATGCGTTGAGAGCAGACGTAGCGAGGTCAGCGATCGTCGCAGTGTCACCCAAACCGATTGCAGAAGCCTTCAGAGAGGCCGCAAGCGTGTCAGTAGCAGTTGACCCTCGCAGACCCGCAGAAGTGATGTAGAAGAGAGCATCAGCGGCTTCTGTTGCGCTCTTACCGAACGTCGTCGCCATCGAACGCACTTGGCCTTCCATCGAGGCAACTTCGTCAGCGGCAACACCAACCAACGCAGTGATCTTCGACATTGACTTCTCAAAGTCGGCGGCAACCTTGACTGCGCCAACACCAATGCCAACAAGCGGCAACGTCAGTCGAGTAGTGAGAGTACGACCAACTTGTGTCGCTCTCTTCGAGAACGCATCAAGGTTCTGTGTAGCACGATTGAGGTCGCGTCGAAGTTGTGAAGAGTCGCCAGAGAGAATTGCTTTCAGTCTCGCTACTACTGCCTCTTCAGCCATCTTCTATCGTTTCCTCTTGCTTCGTTGTTCTGCTACCTGTCGTGCGTGGTCTCGTTCGCCTGCTTCGATCTTGTAAAGAGCCATCCACTCAACGAGTTCAGTCGATGACATTCTCTCCCCTAACTCAGAAACGGTCATGCCCAACTCTCTAGCGAGATGGAACATGAACCGTTTCTCAGGATGACTTACTCCTCGACTATCGGGGAAGCCGAGGAAGATTTTCCCGCTTCGTCAACTGCTTCACGATTGACGCTCGACACTTCAAGACATTTCGCAGTCAACCTGTCGATGACAGCGAACGATTTGTCCGTCAATAGCCACTCCATGTCGTCCTCAGTGAACACAGGGTCGCCAGATGTCGGGTCGAATACGCACGAACACAGCAGGTAGCCCCACATGAGTTCTTGCTTCTCAGACGCAGAGCCGTCGTCTTCGATCACGTTATTCATGTTCGCTCGTTGACGAGCAGACATGGAACGAATCTCGACTGTCACATCCCATTCTGGAATGTTGTATTGCTCCGCTTCTGCGTCGCGGGCTTGCTTGATCTTGTCAATGATGGACACGTTG